GTTCGGTAATAAGGCCAAAATTGTTAAACACATCAAGGATTGTAAAGATGCAAGCGACTACCTCATCACAGGACAAGAAGCAGCCTTCGTTAATGCTTGGTGGAAGGCTCCCCAATACGTGCCGGATGGAATCATTGCGGCTTCTAGCTTGTGGGAGAGTGTTTCCACCCCAGAGCCAGCTGCCGAAGCGTTTTATCCATTCAAAGGCCTTAATAGCCTCTTATATGGCCTTAGATCAGCAGAGCTTATCACAGTCACTGCTGGATCGGGACTCGGGAAATCACAGTTCTTGCGTGAAATTCTCTATCATGTCCTCAACACAACTTCTTGGAACATCGGTGGTATGTTCTTGGAGGAAAGTGTTCGTAAGACTGCGAGAAGCATTATGTCTCTCCACGCTAATAAGAAACTACATCTCCCTGACACTCCAGTTACGGAACAAGAATTGAAGGAGGCTTTTGATGCTACTCTCGGTACTGATCGTGTGTATCTCTTTGACCATTTTGGGTCTTTGGCGATTGATAACGTACTCAATCGGATTCGTTACATGGCACGTGCTTGTGATTGCCGTGTTGTTTTCCTCGATCATATTTCTCTCGTTGTTTCTGGTATGGATGGGAATGATGAGCGCAAAAGCATTGATGTCTTGATGACTCGACTACGCACCTTGGTACAGGAAACAGGTATTACTTTGATCTGTGTGTCTCATCTTAAACGTCCTAACTCTGACAAGGGGCATGAGGATGGACAAGCAGTGTCTCTGTCTCAACTACGAGGCTCAGGGGCTATTGCTCAACTATCAGATGCTGTGATTACTTTGGAGCGTAACTCCATGAGCGATGATGAAGAGGAACGACATACTACTAAAGTTGCCGTTGCTAAGAATCGTTACAATGGTTACACTGGCCCTGCTTGTGCTTTGAAATATGACAAGGAAACTGGACGTATGTTAGAAACTTTCTTGGAGGAACTCTGAAATGAACGTAGAAATTGATGATGATTATGTGGATAACATCGTAGCTCAAAGCTTGCGTGAGTGCTATGAGAACATGGTGTATTCTGAAGGCATGAACAAGTACAGCATGGATCGAGAAGAAGAACTTGAACGTATTTATGAGATGCGTAAAGCCCTTCGCTTGGTGATTAACCACTATTCAACCTACGAAGATCGTATCCCACATCCGGAGGAATGGTAATGATTGAGATGCTAATCGTAGGCTCTACAGGGATCGGATATGCCGTTGTAGGGGTTCTTCAAGGCTTAAAAGGCGAGTATGCTAATGCAGCTATTTGGCTTGGTTATAGCGTGGCACAGGTGGGCTTGTTCCTAAACTTGAAATGATGATGACACTCGACCAACTTGTAGGAAGGCTCATGGACTTGGAAACTAAGTTCTATGATCTTCAAGACCGATACCAAACCTTAATCAACGACTACGAAACTTTGAAAGAGACCCATGAAGCGAATAGCTCTGGACATCGAGACAAACCTTGCACACGATGTGATTCATGTCTGTGTGACTCAGGACATTGACACAGGAGAAGTGAGAATATGGAAAGCTCCAAACGGCCTTTGGGAGTATTTAAAGGACGCTACGTTGATCGCAGGGCACAATCTGATAAGCTTCGATGGCCCGATCTTGAATCGCTTATGGAAGACGAAGATTGGATTGAAACAAGCGTACGACACACTCGTAGTGTCAAGGCTGCTAGAGCCGACGAAGGAGAAAGGTCACAGTCTCGACGCATGGGGAAACGAACTAGGAGTGAAGAAAATTGATTACAAAGCTGTTTGGCAATGGTTGGAAGGAAAACGTGAGGAGTACTCTGGTGAATGTTTCGATAAGCCTCATGCTGGTCTTCTTGAGTATTACTGTGTACGTGACGTTGATGTGCTTGTACGTCTTTACCTTCGCCTTCGAGATGATGTTGAAGCTAAGGGATTCTCTGAAGAATCTGTGCTCTTGGAACACCAAGTGGTTGCCATAATTGCAAAGCAAGAACGTAACGGATTCAAACTGGACGTACCTTATGCAACTAGCTTACTTGCTTCGCTCAAAACAAGAATGTCACTCATCAACGATAAGATGCAAGAACAGTGGCCTCCTTTTGAGAGAGAACGAGTCTCAGAGAAAACAGGAAAGCAACTCAAACCCGAGCTTGTTGTCTTCAACCCTGCCTCAAGAAAACAAATTGGAGAAAAGTTAATCTCTCTTGGTTGGAAGCCTAAGAAGTTCACTGAACAAGGACAACCAATTGTTGATGAAACTACTCTGATGGAATTGAAGATCAAGGAAGCTCAACCTATCGCTGAATACCTGATGTTACAAAAGCGTATCGCTCAGATTACATCGTGGTTGGATGCTTTAGGTGATGATGGTAGGGTGCATGGTAAGGTGATTACCAATGGAGCTGTTACAGGTCGTATGACACACAGCAGCCCTAACATGGCTCAGATTCCTAATTCAGGCTCACCATATGGTCCTGAGTGCAGACAATGCTGGACTGTGGAAGAAGGTAACGTCTTGGTTGGTTGTGATGCAAGTGGTCTAGAGCTACGAATGTTGGCTCATTACATGAAGGATGAAGGATATGTCAGAACAGTCACTGAGGGATCATCTAAGGATGGAACAGACGTTCATACTGTCAATCAACACGCTGCGGGACTTCCCACGAGAGATGCTGCAAAGACTTTTATTTACGCCTTCCTTTATGGAGCAGGTGCATCAAAGATCGGAAGCATTGTTGGAGGGACTGCTAAAGAAGGGCAACGTCTTATTGATCGCTTCATGGCAGGAACACCAGCACTTAAGCGACTACGAGATACGGTTGCAAAGTATGCCGCTAAAGGATTTGTTCCTAGCCTTGATGGAAGAAAAATCTGGGTTCGAAGCGAACACGCAGCACTTAATAGCTTGTTACAGGGGGCTGGAGCAATCGTGATGAAGAAAGCTCTAGTGTTGTTAAATAACGACATAGTGAGAAACAAATGGGACAATGTGAAGTTCGTAGTGAATGTCCACGATGAATTTCAGATAGAATGTCCTCAAAGGATTGCTGAAGATGTTGGTAAAGCTGCGAAGCAAGCTATCATCCAAGCTGGTGTAGACTTTAATCTTCGATGTCCTCTCGATGGGGAATACAAAATTGGTAAGAATTGGCGTGAGACGCACTGACAGTACGGAAAGACGTACGTTTTATTAACTTTCAAAGGAAGAAAAATGAGTGATCCACCGGATTTACTTAACGAACTAAAACAGTGTGCTAGGTGTAAGGATTGGTTTACATCTTCGTTTTTTAATGTTGTTAAAAAGACAGGAAGATTGACCTCTTACTGTAGAAGCTGCAACAGTAAAAACAGTAAAGAACACTATCGTAAAAACAACGAATATATCAAAGAGTATCGAAAATCAAAACTAAATGAAGCTACGCTTAGCAGCATTAAGAAAAGAGCTAAACAAAAAGGTCTTGATTTTGACTTAGAACTTGAAGATATTTTAGGAACAACATGTCCTGTATTTGGTGTAGAATTAAAACGAGGTTCTAGAAAAGGGCCTTCAGATTTTGCACCAAGTGTGGACAGAATCGATAACTCAAAAGGTTATGTTAAAGGAAACGTGCAGGTTTTGTCTAATCTCGCTAACAAGATGAAGATGAATGCAACACCTGAACAGTTGATTCAATTTGCAGAATGGGTCTTAAAGACCTACAAACATAAAGAAGGAAATGAACATGTCTGATTTGAAAACCGTACGTATCTCTGGTAAATTGTTCTGGGCACGTTGGATGGCTGACATCAACAAGCAGTTCAACGAGGATAACGATCGTTACGAATGTACAATCGGAGAGATCTCAGAAGCTGATTGTGAGAAGCTCAAAGGCTTGGGCATCAAGATTAAACAAAAGAGTTTTGCCAATAACGTGATCGTTGGTAAGTCTAAGTTTGTCTTCACACCTAAGACCAAAGACGGTAAGCCTGTGCCTATCGAAGCTATTGGTAACGGTACTGAAGTAGCTGTGATTGTTGGCTCTTACGCTCACAAGATGAGCAAGATGCACGGTAACGCTCCAGCCATCGACGGTAAGAACATGATTATCACTAATCTGATTACCTACGTGCCTGAGTCTGAATCTTTGGAAGATGTCCTCTAAGGAACGACCCAAGATAGCACTCTGGGACAGCGATTTTATCGTATACAGAGTGGGGTTTGCCTCAGAGGATGATACAGAGAGTATCGCCTTGGCTCGTGTGACAGAGTTCTTGAACGAAGTTACTTACATGGAATTAGATTGCGATGACTATAAAGCGTATCTGACAGGTAAGAACAACTTTCGTAATGAGATCGCTGTTACACAGCCTTACAAAGGAAACAGAAAAGATTTTGTAAAGCCTAAACATTATGATGCAATCAGAAATCATCTCATACGACTCGGAGCGGTGGTTACAGAAGGTCAAGAAGCTGATGATGCTGTGGCTATAGAAATGACTGAGTTCCCTGATAAGTACATCTTAGTTGGACAAGACAAAGATTTACTTCAGATAGCTGGAGAGCACTATAATCCTGTTAAGAAAGAATTTACAACGATCACTCCTGAGATTGGTCTACGTAACTTCTACACACAAATCTTGACAGGGGATCGTACAGATAACATCAAAGGTGTTGACAAGATTGGCCCTGTAAAGGCTGCTAAGCTTCTCAAAGACTGTAAGACAGAGCTAGAGATGTGGGATGTATGTGTAGAGGCTCATGGAAGTGTTGAACGAGCAACAGAGGATGCAAGACTATTATGGCTACGAAGAAAACCCGACCAGTTGTGGACACCGCCAAGCCGGTTATCTCCTCCTTCCAGTTAGCTGGATTCGATTGGCAAGTAGTGTTCATCAAAGACTTGAGCGAGTATGGTAAGTGTGATGTAAACACTCAGACTATTTATATTCGTGATGGAATGAATGAACAAACTACCAAGCAAACCTTCTACCATGAGTTGGTTCACGCTATCATGTTCTCAATGGGACATACACAGCACGATGAGATCTTCACAGATGCCTTCGGTGGTATGCTCCTTCAATTTGAAAAGACTGCAACATTGTAATGGTTACAAGAAAGACAATGAGTAAACGAGCTGTGGCATTGAAGCACGGCTTTAGGAGTGGTTTAGAGGAAGATGTGTCTAAGGCTCTGGAGCAAGCTGGTATTCCTTTTACATATGAAAAATGTAAGATCAAATACATCAAGCCAGCATCAGAGCATCAGTACACAGCGGACTTTGAACTTGACAATGGAATCATCATTGAAACAAAGGGAAGATTCTTAGTTGCTGATAGGAAGAAGCATCTCTTGATTAAACGACAACACCCTCACTTGGATATTCGCTTTGTTTTCAGTAACAGTAAGCAGAAGATCACAAAAGGAAGTCGTACCAGTTACGCTGATTGGTGTATCAAGAATGGTTTCCAGTTTGCAGATAAGGAAATCCCTGAACATTGGTTGAAAGAACGTCGAAGGAGTCTTAAAGATGGAAATCGTATTACAGAAGGAAAATGAAGACGGTAGTGCAGACTACTTTCTGAATTTGAATGAGTCAGAACAAGCAGATCTTATCCGGTTTGCTTTTATCGAAATGTTACGACGTGGAATTGAGGAAGGAAAGAAACATGAGCCAAGTGCAACTGATGTGGGTAACACCGAAGGCGGAGGAGCTAGTAGCGAAGATGGCACGAGTGAGCAATCCAGCTAATCAGGACAACGTAGAAACTGCTCCTAAGCTTCTTAAGTATCTCATCAAGAACAAACACTGGTCACCTTTTGAGATGGTCAATGTCTGTATGGAAATTGAAACTACTCGTGATATTGCTCGTCAGATCCTTCGTCATCGTAGCTTCAGCTTCCAAGAGTTCTCTCAACGATACGCAGTCTCTGAAGGGTTCATCCAGAACTCTCAGGCTCGTCTACAAGATGATAAGAATCGTCAGAACAGTCTCTACACTGATGACATCAGTATTCAGAACTGGTTTGAAGGTGCTCAACGTCGCTTAGTTGATGAAGCTAAGTTCTTGTACACAGCAGCTTTGGATAAAGGCATTGCTAAAGAATGTGCTCGTGTGTTCCTCCCTGAAGGCCTCACGATGTCACGCATGTACATGAACGGCACTCTTCGTAGCTGGCTACATTACATTGAAATTCGTTGTGATAACGCAACACAAAAGGAACATCGTGTAGTAGCAGAGCAATGTCGTGATATTATCTTTGCTGAGTTTCCAACGATTAAGGAGCTGTATGGCGAAGCTGGTAGTTCACTATAAACCTCCTATGTTCATCCCTGATTGGACTAAGGGGTACAAAGTGTACGTCATAGATCATCCTCGTTTAGGGTGTAGAATGATAGAAACATCTCCAGTTATTAAGGACTACGGTAACGGAATCTTTGAAACTGCTTATGTCGTTTATCATCCAATGGACGGAGAGTTCTATGACACTTGAGCAATATTTCCATCAAATTGTAAACAAACCTGTAAAGGAGCATCTTATGTTTAACACAGCAAAAGAATACATCGCTATTCTTAAAGAACGATTTACTACGCTTTGGTCAAAACCTACAACCTTTGTCGATAACAGCGTCATTCCTGATTCTGAATTTGGTTACTGGGCTTTTGAGATGTACACGCCTGAGTACACCAGTGATGGTCAAGACTTTCCTGTACAACACACAATCATCATTGAACCGCATGAAGGTACTTGGATGGAACTCTTAGATCAGATCTTAGATGCCATGGAAGTACACTACGGTTACAACATTAAGGAACAGGTGTATTACTCAGTTGAGTTTCCTTTCAATGAGATTGATGAACGGACAGGTAAGCCTTACGCCGGTTACGGTCGAAGCTTGAATGACAATGTTCTACAACAGTTGCTCTTAGCCCATCCTGAGGTCTATGAGTCACAGGTGTTTGGTCAACAAGCTAAGGATCTATTTGAATGAGAATTTTATGTATTCCAGACACTCAATGCAAACCCGATGCTTCACAAGAGCATCTTACATGGGCAGGGAAAGCAGTTTGTGAGTACCGTCCAGATGTAGTGGTTCACTTGGGAGATCATTGGGATTTCCCTAGTCTCTCTAGCCACGACAAAGCAGGTAGCAAGTACTTTGAAGGTAAACGCTATCTCGCTGACGTAGAAGCAGGTAATAAAGGCATGGAAATGCTCTTAAAGCCTCTCAAAGAGCTTCAAGATACCCAGAAGAAGTCCAAACACAAGCCTTATAAGCCTCGTATGGTCTTTTTAAAGGGTAACCATGAGAATCGACTCACAAGGGCTGTAAACAACAATCCTATGCTTGAAGGCTTACTGACCTATGACGACCTTGACTTGAAAGATTGGGAAGTACATGAATTCCTTCATCCTGTGTTCATTAACGGTGTTGGCTTTAGCCACTACTGGCCTGTGGGGGCTATGGGGAGACCTGCTGCGAGTCCAGCTGCTATTATCAGTAAGCTTCACATGTCATGCATTGCTGGACACCAACAAGGGAAGTCTATCGCTTATGGAAAACGAGCAGATGGTAAATCTATCACTGCTGTCGTGGCTGGCAGCTACTATCTTCATGATGAAGATTACATGGATCAGCTTTCCAACCGTCATTGGCGTGGCCTCTTAGTGATGAACGAAGTAGAAGACGGACATTTTGACGAGATGTTTTTATCAATCGAATACCTTGAAAGGAAGTACAGTGAGCACAAAACAAATGCAAATGCTTGATAAAGGGTTTTCCTCTTATTCTCCTGAACCACCACTGATGAAACCTACGGTAAAGCAAGTGGAGGAATACATGGCAGGATTGAACGGTACAGCCGCCTATGACATCGTAAGTAAACCAAAGCATTACATGTTGTTTGAAGACAAAGGAATTGAGGTTCGTGATGTAATTGAAAAGCTAGTAGAAAAAATACAGCTTGAAGGCGCAGCTTGGAAAGGTCATTCAGGGATGTTTGTAGCTGACTATGTACAACTTATGCAGTACTTAATGAGATTCATGGACAAAAATGGTGTAGAAGATCTCAAAAAGGCACGATGGTATCTTGACAAAATGATTTCAGCTTATTAAAATAACTGCCCTCTTTAAGAAAGGTCAATATGGAAGATCGTGTTTTCTATACTTACTGTCACCGTGAGCCTATTTCAGGTGAAATTGTGTATATTGGGAAAGGTAAGCATGGAAGGGCTTGGGATGTCACTCGTGCTAGGGGTCCGCACAAAGACCATCAGGACTGGATGATAGCTCTTTCAAAAGAAGGGTATATTCCAAGAGATTGGGTACATATTGGCTCAACACAGTTGACAGAAAAAGAGGCGTTTATTTTAGAAAAAGAGTGGCTTCATAGGCACGGACTGACTAGGTTCAACAGGCAAGGTGGAGAAAGGAACCACCAGTCTAAACTTACTGATAAACAAGCAATTGAGATTTTTCTACGTTGTAAAGAAGGCGAAAGCATCCAAAACTAGCAGAAGAGTTTAAAGTCAGTAGGTCAGCAGTGTCTATGATTGCTTCCCGTAGACAATGGAAAACAGTAACAGCAGGACTATAAATGAAAAAAGTAAAAGAAATGACCCCTTATGAAACATGGATCGCCAAGAGCCGTTATTCTCGGTATCTGGACGATAAAGGCCGTCGAGAACATTGGCCTGAGACAGTTGAGCGTTATTTCAACTTTATGCAGAATCACTTGCAAAAGAATAACAACTATACGCTCTCAGCGGACTTGCGTAGCAAGCTTCAAAC